CCATACAAGAATTCTACATTGAAGAAGTCAACGAAAATGTAAACAAACATCTGTGGACACTGTCAAAGAATCACAAATCATTGCTGTGGAGACTCACAGCAATGTGTGGGTCAACATTCCAAATGTTTCACAAATGGTTCTATCCAAAGAAGAAAAAAACTTCTGTAAAATCCAAAATGAAAGAACTGCAAGAGTATTATCCTGCAATGAAACAAGCAGATTTAAATGTGTTGGATGCACAACTAACTACACGTGAGTGGACAGAAATCAAAAGGCAATACGGTAATGACATATCTAGTAAATGACAAATGTATCATGTGCAAACACACCTCTTGTGTAGACGTGTGTCCTGTGGATTGTTTTTATGAAGGTGAGAATACACTTGTAATAAGTCCAGAAGAATGCATAGACTGTGGTGTGTGTGAGCCAGAGTGTCCTGAAGAAGCAATCATTCCTGATCATCTAGACGAAGACAACAAATGGTTAGACTTCAACACAAAATGGTCGGATCAATGGCCTAACATAGACAAGTCCAAAGATCCATTAGCAGACTATGAAAAGCATTCAGGTGAAGAGGGAAAGTTGGAAAAATACTTTAAGGATCAATGATAAAAAGTCCGTGTATTGGAATATGTAAAATTGATCCAAAGAATGGTTTTTGTATGGCGTGCAATAGGACCCTTCAAGAAATAAGAATCTGGGGGTTATCTGAAACTACTGATGAATGGAAACAAAATAACTTGAAGGAAATAAAAACAAGATGAATAATTGGATAGAATACAGTGTGCCAAAAAAGCATACACGATTATATGTGTCGCACATATTAAAAAATGTGTTTATACTGGTATTCATTTTATTACTTGGCTTTGGCGTAATGCCCAGTTCTTTAAGTTTTTGGATAATAGTATTGATGTCAGATGCGACATTCTATCATGCCATCAAGTCTACACGTTAAAAATAATCTTGTCTTTGACCTTTTCTTTTTGTGTCCAATGTGACGCAATGAAATCCACCTGCTAGTGCTTTGGCATGCCTCATTTCAAGGCCTATGGATTCGATTCCATGTTTGTTTAACTCTTTACGTAGATGTGTTTGATTGACATCACAGATGACCAAGTTTTCATTTACACTGAGTAAATTTAATCCTATGTAAGGCGATGTGATAGAAATGTTGTCTGGCAATGCAGATGGTGTGTTAACAATTTTATCTCCTGGAAAAAATATTTTGTCCCAATTTTTAAAGAGTGGAGGATAATGGTTGTTGTTCAGTCTTGCACCATTCAACAACACCAGTCCAGGACGTAGCGGAATCACTGTGCTGTCAAAGTGAGCAAATGAGTAAAATTTTTCAGCAACATGTAATCTGTAGCCTCTAGGTTCAAGTATGGTTTTAAGCCATTGTGCACCAAGCAGAGTTCCTGTGTTGCTGACCTGATACAACAGATCATTTCCTAATCTCACAACATTAGGAGCATCAAAAATGATTTCCTTATTAACCACTGTAGGGTCTGCTAGATTTTCCAATTGATACAAATCATCTAAAAGTTGTGGCTTGGGTGCAGAGATCCACTCTGTGCCATTTTGCATGACTTCATATAAAAAATCTTTGTAACTCCTTGTTTCAAAATATCTGCTCCTGTGTGGTGAAGCACCATCAATAATTAAATTGTCTAAGGGCAACAACAAATCTCTGCAAGAATACGTTTGATATCCTGATGTGGTCCAATCTGGTGTGCTAAAATTTTTGCTGTGATCTTGCACTGTGGGCCTTCTTACTTTCACGCCAACACTTGTAAGTGTGCTTGCAAGAATATCTAAATCTTCATTGGCTTCATCAATTATCCTTTGATCAAGAGGACCTTCTAGATCTTTGATGTCTTCATATTTTTCAGTAGAAAAAACAAATGCGTTTGTGCTTTTATCGATTTTGGGAAATTGTGCATTGGTGGCGACTCCAACATAACACTCCTCCAACGGATCCCAATCATTATGACTCGAAACTATACTTCCCATGGATAATGTCCTTTCTTCTTCACAGCAAATGAAAGATAAGTCTCTATTCTCTCTAAATCCTTTTGAGACTTCAAACTGCACAATTCATTTGCAAAATGCAGTTGCACATTATTGTCTAATGCTGTGTGTAGAATATCATTCGCTGTTTTTTTATCATTTGGTAAACTGTGGATGCTCAGCATCACAATGCCTGCAGGCTTTTCCAATATTTTTTCTTTGAGAATAGGCAGCCAATCTAAAAACTCATTTTCAAAAATAAATCCAGTGTGTTTGATGCCACGATCTGCACAATAGTCATTGATCATTTTCCTTTGAAAGTGTATTGGAATATTCTTATCATATCTTGTATTGTTGCCCACATATGCAACGAATATCATATTGCTGTAGTCTTGAGCATCTGATTGTTCATGGTCGCCAGGCAATCTAAAAAACCCTCCTGGTTCACGCATGCCATATTCTTCACTTTCTACAAGCACATGCCAATCAACAGCACATCTTGTTTGGAGTGTGTCATTGTTAACATTGCCATGAATGTGTTCTTGTGTAAACAAGTGAACTTCGCCTGGCATTTTTTCAACAGGAGCACTAATTTGCATACAGTATTTTTCAAATGTCTCCTGACTCATTTTTTCTTGTATGGCAAATAGTGTAAGTTTTCTGCTGGCTTCTAGGCCTGCAATATACATAGAATTTGTGCCACTAGTCTTGGTCAATGGCATCCACATGGTGGCCATACCTCTGCCATTGCTGTAAAAGATTCCTTGATGAAATGGCAAACGTCTTCCATATTTTTGTTGATCAGGAATCACACAATTTAGTGTTGGATTTCTTTTGATCAAATATCTTTTACCATTAAGTTTTGGTGCAATGTATTCTTCAGCAAATTGATCAAACAATTGCATGAAATGTTTTCTTGCAAATGAATTCTGCACATGATCGCATAGAGCAACAATTTGATTGCCGACCAAATGTTCATGAATTGTTTCTAAACTATCTACCTGTGGAAATACTTCTTTGACCACATCCAACACAAGAGTTGGAAAATTATATTTGGTAAGATCATAGTTCAGTGAACAATTATCCCACTGTGGATAAAAATCTGCGTCAGCCATCGTGATAATTAGTTGATATAAAATGCATGTTAGTGTATAATGATTTAATGAACAATGTAAAACTAATATCATATTCACAGTTGCCTCACAACTCTGATCTCGAACTAGACACAGCACAAGATTTAATTTCTTATTGTGCAAGAGTGTCTAATCCATCAAATCAAATGAACTCTGAAACTTCAGAAAAACTAATCAAATATCTTATCAAGCACAAACATTGGTCACCACTTGAAATGGTAAGTGCCTGTTTGGAAATAAACACAACCAGAGACATTGCACATCAAATTGTAAGACACAGGAGTTTTAGTTTTCAAGAATTCAGTCAAAGATACGCTAATCCAGATCAACAAGGCAATTTATTTGAATATAGTGAAGCAAGACTGCAAGATGAAAAAAATCGACAAAATTCAATCCAGACAGACGACAAGCGACTGCAGACAGATTGGTTGCATGCTCAAATGCGTATTGCACACTTAGCCAAAAAAGAATATGATTGGGCAATCAAAAAAGGCATTGCTAAAGAACAAGCTAGAAAAGTTCTTCCTGAAGGACTTACCAAAACAAGATTATACATGAATGGCACATTGCGTTCTTGGGTGCATTACATTGAACTGCGTGGAGACAACGGCACACAAAAAGAACACATGGAAATTGCACATGCCTGTGCTCATGCAATTGCAAGCATTTTTCCGTTGATAAACGAACTGTATTGATTTTTAAATATCAAGCTGTTAAAATAAAAACTAATATGCCTACTTGCGACTATTGTTCAAAAACGTTTTCACGTCAAAGCACGTTGGACATACACATGTGTGAGCCAAAGAGGCGATGGGAACAAAAAAGCAACAAAGTGCATGTGTTGGCATTTGAAATATTCAAACGCTTCTATGAAATCAATTACAGCAATCAAAAGCCAAAACAATTTGTTGACTTTGTTAATTCTCAATACTATCGTGCATTTGTAAAAACAGCAGAATTTATTACAGCCAACACGCCAGTTGAAATAGGAGCATTCATTGACTGGTTATGCACATCTAAAATAAGAATAGATTCGTGGGCCAAACAAGGCACCATTGACACATACATCAAACATTTGATCCGCACAGAAGGAGTCACACAAGCACTCAACAGAACAATACTAACAATGGGCGAATGGGCAGAACAAGAAAATGCTAGGCTAGAAGACTTCTTCAAGTATGTTAATCTCAACAGGGTGTGCCAAATGATTGTGAATGGCAGAATATCTCCTTGGGTGTTGCTAAACTGCGAAACAGGCAAGGACATGATCACAATCATGCATGATGATCATATCAAGATCATATATGAAATAATTGATCCAGAATTCTGGAAAAGAACATTTCGAAAACGTGACGAAGATCAAGACTTTGTCAAAGCCACACTGCGTGAAGCAGGCATCGAGTGAAAAAACTGGTTGATACATTTACGCCTGAATTAGCCGGCTATGGTGCAGACCTACTGCCAGCTGGTTATGGTTACAACAAAAGATATAGATATCAAATAAATCTGCAGACATATGGTGTGGGTTGGGAAAAGATTAATTGGTGTTTAACAAATTGCAAAAGCAGATGGGGTTGGTATTTTAGGTTAAAACCAAATGTTGAATGGACAGAGGATTACCAAAATCAAGATGCAATTTTGACTTTTAAAATGAAAAAAGATGCTGTATACTATAGACTAGCACATGGCGGATAAAACAAAACAAGAGGCACTAATCAATATACTAAAACATGATCCAAACGATAAAAAATACAAACCTAAAGACTTTGAACACTTTCAAAAACTTATACAAAAGATATTAAAATGCATATGAAGACACAACAAGAGATTGATTTTATATACACACGGCTATCAGAATACTGGCCAAAATATTCAAATGCAAAGCCAGATGCAAAAATACACAAACAATCTTACACCAGTTTGATAGGGGTCATGCTGTCTGCACAAAGTCAAGACAAAAGAACAGCAGTGGCATGTAAACAACTGTTTGCATTGGCAGACAATCCATGGGACATGATTAAACTGTCCCAAGAACAAATTATTGATGCAATTAAACCAGCAGGACTTTACAATGCAAAATCAAAAAACATATTGGCCACATCTAAAATGCTGATAGAAAAATATAATGGCCAAGTTCCTAAAACACAAAAGGAGCTAATGCTGTTGCCAGGTGTTGGAAGAAAAAGCAGTGACATTGTGATGAGATTTGTTTTTGGTGCACCAAACATTGCTGTGGATACTCATGTGTTTAGACTGTTGTGGAGATTAGGTTGGACTGACACATTAGACGAAGGCAAAAGTGCTGTGATTGTAAATGACACCACACCTGACCAATACAAATTTGCCGCCCACATGCAATTGATCACACATGCAAAAAGAGTTTGCAAAAGTAGACAACCCAAGTGTAACATATGTGTAATTGACAAAGTGTGCTCAAAGAAAAACATTGATGTGCCTAAATCAAAATTGAGAGAAGTTGTGAATGCCTGACATAGACATTGACTTTGCTGATAGACAAAAAATACTTGATGTATTGCCTCACACTCGTTCAACCATTTGGGACGACAAAGGCATCAAGCCTCACAACACAGGCGTATACTTTGTAGATGTGCCAACTATTCCTGGCACTGATCAATCTGCATTTGATCACAAGGTTGCTGACCAACTTGGCTACTTTAAACTTGACTTTTTGAATGTGAACATTTATTCACAGGTCGAATCAAGACAACATCTTGAACAACTGTTTAACCAAGAGCCGCCATGGCACAAACTACAAGACAAAACATTTGTTGATCAACTGTTTCATTTGAATGGACACTATGATGTGGTGTCAAAGTTACAACCAGTTACACTTGAACAGTTGGCCGCATGTTTGGCCATCATACGTCCTGCCAAAAGATATCTACTGAACAAGCCATGGAATGAAATATTAGATGAAGTGTGGACGAAACCAACCAATGATCAATATTTTTTTAAAAAAGCACATGCCTTTTCATATGCTGGCGCTGTGATTGTGCATATGAATCTAATTGACTCTACGAACTAGTTGCACAGTTTTTCTTCGCACTCTCTTTGACTGTGTGAGATCACTTAGTTGCACTGTAGGCCCAAACAATATTTCTGTTTCTTTAATGGAAAATGACAACAAAAAGTTTCTAAACATCTCAAAATCAGATCCAATAAAGATGTTGATTGGTAATTTGCGGTTAGACTCCCACCACCATGCACGTCCA